TATGTTCTTGTTCAAAAGAAAATATTTGACCCATTATAATCAGTTCTTTCTATTTTGTGATGTTTTGAAAAATATGAATTTCATATTTTTCATTTAACTGTCGCCGCCAGGTGCGAAACGTCTACCGCCTTCGGCGGCGCCAACAAGCGCTTCGCGCTTGTTGGTACCATCAGGCGCGAAGCGCCTGATGGCGGGGCCGAAGGTCCTAGTGATAACAGGAAAGAATACTTGTAAAAATATCCATATTTTTATTATATTTGGTGTGTGCGACGGGTTTGAATAAGCCGTTTCAAATACGACGGGTCGCGGTTAATTCGAACCGCCATATCTTTTGTAAGTTGAAAAGCGTATGGTTTTACCATCGGACGCTCCACGCTCGATGGCAGGCATGAAGGATTTGATATATCTGAAGACCAAATTTTTTGAACCAATACGTTCATTCCAGGACTTACTTTATATTCTATACAAGGCATTGTTCGAATAAAATCCTTTAGGTTTTTGAAAGGTAAAGATGAGTATATTTTTGTTTTAACATTAATTAAATGTTTTAAATGCATATGAACGATATTGCAATAAGATACATTTAACGTTTTAATGTTGTCTCTTAACCGTTTTAGATTTAAAATCATCGGATAACGAGTTTTTAATTTTTTTAACAAATAATGGGCTGGTTTTGATTCAGAGTCCGCGAGGTTAAGAATAATTTGTTTAAAAAACACAGCCTGTTCGTTTGTGCGGTGTATTTTAGATTCTACCGTTTCAATCCATAGTGTTTTTGTTTCTAAAAGCTGTTTTTTGAATAATTTTACCATTTTTTTTAAGTTCTGTTTTGTATTCGTTGAACCCCCCAAGGCGTTGTTGGCCGCTTCGCGACCGCCGACAGGGGCTTTACCCCTGTCGGTAAATGGAACAATTGTTAAAAATTGTAACATTGAAAGCGTATTATAAATATAATCTGGACTAAATATTCCTTCGATAGATAGAGGAAAATCTTTTAAAATTTCTTCATTTATATCTATAAAGTCGGAGGTGAGGAACCAGCCATTTTCATCAAGAGGTAACTTAGATAGATACATTTGTGTTTTTTTAACAAACTCTACTACTTTATTTATTTCCGGGTAAAGCTGTGACGTTAACCAATGATTAGGAATGTTAATAGATTGAACAATATTGCTTAATAAAAAAATACAATCTATTGTAGAATCCCTCATAAAAGTTGTCAGTCCTAAATGTAAAAAATTATTAGTTGCAGCCCAATTAAAATTTTCAATATATGCAAGACCAAAATCGATAATAACAGGGGCTATCCCAAACGTTGGAATTGATACAAAGTCTGAGTCGATTTCATACACATGCAAATCATATGGAGTGTTTGCGATCATTATATTATCGGTATGTAAATCATAATGAGTTATTCCTACACTTTGGTATTGCATTATTGCACAAAATACTTGCCGTATACAATTTAAAATGGCCGCTGGATGTTTTTGATCCGAATACAGGGCATCGTTTAAAGTTTCACGATGGTGACGTGGTTCGCCTTCGGCGGTTCTTGACGAACTCGATGAAAGTGTATGTGATTCAGGTGAAGACGTGAGAGCGTCAAGGATCTCCGGGCCTCCACGCCCGCCATCGACGGCGGGAGCTCCGGCGAGATCAACACCTCCGTCAACATGGGTTGTAATTTCTTTATAAAATAAACAATGTTGGGGAGATTTATTATTAATAGGCACTATTTTTAACAGTTCGCAGAAATGAGGCGACTCAAAAACAGATAGACGCCTCCATGCTTCTCGTTCGAGTTCCATGACAAAATCTACATTATGTGAAATTTTGGCTATTGCTTTAATAAAACCTCCATTCTTCTCACCCCCGCAGGCGGCAGTTTGAGGAAAATCTTGTAAATTTTCGATATTTAAAGTACATGTAAAAACAAGACCTTGTGTTGTTTCCCCATCATATTGCTCCTTCAATAATTTTAACGCAGGATGAGGAGTTTTTTTTAAAACAGATTTTAAAGATTTTTGTTTCGTTGGGTCGTCTTTTTCATTTCGAAGAGATGGCGGCACCAGGCGCTTCGCGTCTGTTGGCGCCGCCGAAGGCGGTGTCACACTCACCCCCAAAGGCGCTTCGAGCTCTGCGACGACAGGAGGTTGCGTGACACTTTTCGTGTCGCAGACGATGGTTTGATTTGTTTTGTTTTTCAAAAACGGTTGATATTTCTTCATTTTAAAAACAGTTTGCTTCTTTATAAATATTCACAGGCGGGTTTAAAATAGAGATATCGAATATTGAAAATTCTTGTATGCAAAAATTGAATATACAATCGTTTAAAACACACATTCTATTAAACAAGATGTCATTTACAGATGTGTTCGTTTCAACACAAACATTCACAGTTAGAAGTAATATTAAATTTATAGATTTACAAAAGTTTTATGATTCTGTTACTCCTACAGACCATAAATGTTTACATAGTATAAAACAAGGATTGCCAAAATTAAAAAAAAATAAAATTAATTTAAAGTCGGTGGGTTTACCCCCTTCAGTGGAAGGACCCACCGCCGAAGGCGAAGCGTTTGGTGGTACCAACAATGACCTCCGGCCATTGTTGGCGCCCACCCTTCGGGTGGGTAGCACCGCAGGCGGTAGCCGCTCCCCGGCCGTCGCCGAAGGCGGTACCAACGGGGGCTTTGCCCCCGTTGGCGCCATCGAGCGCAAAGCGCTCGATGGTACAAGTTTAGCCACAGATCTGCCAACAGACTCTCTTCTCGGTTCTGTATGTTTTATTAAATATCAAAACCAAAAAAAAGGAACATCCTCGGCCTCTGTAAAAAAATCACGTAAACTAAAAGAACATGGTGATCCTACAAAAAAAAATTTTCTGAACTGTATTACCATGGTAATTTTTGCTGGTAAAAAAATTAATATAAAATTTTTTAAAAATGGTGTTTTTCAATTAACGGGGTGTTTATATATTAAACATGTAATTGTATGCCTCGCTTCTATAAGACAAGAACTATTAAAAGCTAGGCATGTTTTTGTTTTTGAAAATTGGCAAGATAATATAACATCTGACGAGTTTTCGATATCAACACAGGCGCAAGCGGTAGCCGCTTCACGACCGCCGACAGGGGCTTTGCCCCTGTCGGTACCACCGAAGGTGGCGCCCCCGAAGGGGGTAGGCGCTCCGCCATCGAATGATGGCAATCAATGGATGTCAAAATTCTTCACAGAAACAGAACCAGAAAAAGATCTTATATTTTTCATTAAATCTGCGATGAGAAATATTGATTTTAGTATTGGCTTTGAAATAAACAGATTTTTATTATTACAACGCCTTATTTCTAGATTTAAATACGACGACAGTGTAATCATTCCTGATGCAGTCGGGAATAAAACCGATATTAAAATTAAACTAAGATTATCGCAAGAAGAAATTGAAAATTTACCAGTGACTATACTGACTTTTCCAGAAGAAAAGTTAACAACTACTACGTATAAAAAAAATTGTGAATTTATAGAACATAATAAAATAAAATTAGAAAATAAATTTAAAGACAAATTTGTTAGTATATTTATATTTCAAAATGGTAAAGTTTTACTTTCTGCAGCAGACGAAATTTTACAAAATAAATATTATACTTGGTTTAAAACATTGATTCAAGACATAAAACAAGAAATTAAACTTCAACAAACGGTTAAACAAAGTTTTTATTCATCGCGAAAATAAACTTCTGAAACGATTCTATTCTGCGTTAGAATAGAATCATGTTAATCAATTATAATTTATTTAATTGATTAAAAATTAGGCACTCGCCACCTTCGGATCTCCCACGTTCACCCTTTATTTTAATACAATCCTAGAAGACTCGCTAGACCACCAGCTTGCCGACGATAAGGAGATTGTCGGCGAGAAAGGCTACGACGATAAGGAGATCTTAGCATTGATCTGCGAAGGGGGGAAGACCTCATCCGGGGAGATCTTCGTGGAGATCTTCGTGGAGATCTTCGTGGAGATCGTCGTGGAGACCTTCGTGGAGATTTTGATAAAGACCGTCTACGAGGAGACGATTTGGGAAATGTGTTTTTATAAAATAATAAAGATCTACCGGGAACTCCACTCGAGGGAGATCTTCGCATAGCACTTAATAATCTATAAGGGGACGGAGACCGTCTTCGATATCTTTGAGAGGGCATCTTTTTAAAATGAAAAGATTTTAATTTTTTACCAAACAAATTAATTTGTTTGGTAAACATATGAAATTATAAACGAAGATGTCCAAACTGAGACATCATAGAGTCCCGTGTTGCAGCTCGCGCCCCTTTTCTCGCATAAGGAGAAGGTCTTTGGCGTCGTTTAGGAACAAACTGAAGGTTGGTAAGCTGTTGATGTAAAAGTTCATCGTTGTATTGATCAATTTGCTTGTTAATTTCGGCGTCTCTAAATTCTCTTTCTAAAAGTAATCCTTCCTTTTCCGTCTGAGCTCTTTCTTTTTTCCAATCATCGATATAAGGGCCCAAAGATTTGAGAGAAGTGTTTGTTAACAGGAAATCTACCAATTCTTGTTTAGCAAGAGTGGAATACCCTGAAAGACCTAAATCTCTTGCAATAGTTTTTAAATAAGAAGACGGCATTTCTAACAGAAGATCGTAATTATGAGACATTGTTTTCTATTTTTATTAAAGAAAGGATTTTTACAATTATAAAAAGTTTTACCTGGTAAAAATTTCAAATAAAGTCATTTGTGGATTCAATGAAATTGAATCAAAGTCCATAAAATTGACCAAGTCGTGTTCCTTTTAGAGAAGTAAACAAGCCAAGTTGAAGCATACTGTTTTTTAGTTTAATAAAAAAATCTGCAGCAATCCATGGTTTAGATAATAATTTGTTCATAACAGGGTCATTATCAATGTTAGCCGGATCAACAACATACACAGGATAACAATTTCCTACATAATAAGTTATATAAGGTGAACCTCCTAAAGCCACCGGGTCGAAAGGGGATGTTTTTATATTACAATCTGTTCCCAGCATTTTTGCAAGATATTTTTTTTGCGCTGTGTTAACCAGTAAAATATCACCCGGCGTTAAATACATTCCGTTTGACTGTGATGTTGTTTGAACAGGGGTTGAAACAGAAGTTGAAATATTCGATAAATATTCACAAATTCCATCCCATTTTTGTGCACACCTAGATGCCAAATAAATTTGACAAGGTTGGCTATTTTGCCCTATAGACATCCACGATGATGAATGATTAAATGCGGGACTTGTTTGAGATTCCATACAATAGGTTAATGGATCATTATTATAAATTGGTAAGTTTGATACACACCCAAAATTTCTTGCGTGAACATAGCTCATTTTTATACAGTTTATATAAAAGCCGTTTGATTGAAAACAAAAAATATATGACCGGTTTAACGGGCCCGGTCGCGGAGCGACTACCCCAAACGCTGGGCGTTTGGGGGCAAAGCCCCTGTCGGTAGGGCCTTCGGCCACCTTTGGTTGTAAAAATTGCCGTATTATTGCATTGCGTTTTCAAATTCCATAAAAACTAAAGGTTGTTTAATTATAGCTTTATAATATTGTCGTATCGAATGGCCGTTTCCCCATAAATTGAATTTTAATTTACGAATTTCACCAAAATGGCAAAAAAATAAAGGAATTTTACATATAATATCGTACGTGTTCGCCCATCGAATATGATTTATATTTTTTACATAGTGCCAAAATTTTCGAGTGCCAACTTTAGGCGATCCAAAAGTTATTAACATTGGGTTTTTATTGCGAAAATAAGCTGCACAAATTATCGCTAATGCACCTCCTAAAGAATGACCTGTTAAAAAAAGTTTTTTATTCGTGTAAATAAGTTTTTGGCTTAATTGATGATAAACTGATAAAAACGCATCATGGAATCCTTTATGTACTTTTCCGATAATTGTATCAACAGGAATAAAAGTAATATCATTTAAAACATCGCGCAAATCATCAGTGCCTCGAAATATTACTATAATAAAATCTTTATTTTCTAATAGATATGCTATAGTGTTTGCTTGTTGTATTATATTTATAGTATCATATAACCCAGTATAGTCTGGTTGAAACTTGTTCGTATATGCGTTCATACACATCTTTGCCATTATATATGACAGCGTATAGGGCGACAACAAAGGGTCTTTGTTGTCGAAGGCGGTGGGTGTGAAACGCCAGGATTCTTTGATTTGTCGATCTTTTTCACCATGTGAAGGCACCACCGGATGCGGTGCCATCAAACGCTTCGCGTTTGATTGTATGTATTCAATTGATGATGGTAACATTTGTATCTTTAATGAACACCAAGATTCTTAAAAATAAAATGGTTCAACTAAAAGCAGCTCAACACACCGACAGTGTCTGTGATATTGCAAGCCTCCGGCGGCGGCTACACAAAGAATGGTTGGTTTTTTATAACAATTTTAATTGTTATAAAAAAATATTAATTTTACCACCGAAAGCCGAAGATCCGACTACTCTTGTAAAACATCTGGCAATATAATGTCGATTTTATGAGAGTGAGCAAGCGCAATTGATTCATCAGTCAAGTTTCTAAGATGTGGCGAGACCTCATCTATATCTTCTTTGTTAAAAATTCCGATCGCGTGGTGGTTTTCATTTAAAACTAGTACAAAATTATATTTTTCCTCAGTATCTACGACCGAATAATCCCCTATTTTTTTGTAATATATCTTTTGGTTTGTTCGAGGTTGTACGTTTTCTTTACGTTTTTGTTGCCAACGACGTGTATTCCAACCATCTCCCCCGGCTGAGGCTCCCTCAGCCGGTGCATCTGCATCGACATCGACATCGACATCAAGACTTGCTTTTAATTGCTTAAGTAAGTCGCGTTTATTCCCTTTAACGAGCGGTAAACCCAACCGTTCACAAATCGCTTTCATTGTCTGAGCGGTAGTTTTTGTAAACCATCGTTCACTGTATAGATCTTCTTTAGTAGGAATAGGGATGTCGTCTACAGCATTTGCTGTTGCTGAAGATCCAGCACTTCGCGGAGAAGATTTACGCTTTGTTAAACGTGGGAGCTCGGCTACATCCACATTCGCCGCCGGAGATGGCGACCGTTTTTTTGTTTTCTTTTTTATTAATAAACCTGCAAATTGAGATGCAAGCGCGTTAGAGCCATCAACTAATTCGAAGTCCTGTCCAAATCTATATTTGATATCATCATCGTCTATAAAACCCAATTCGCGAGCTCTGAATGTTATCTGAGCCGTCGCCGATGTTACACTTTCTACAATAGCATCTATCAAAAGACGTCCTTGTTCTGATTGTGATTGTGATTGTGATATAGCCATTTGGTATGTTTAATTTTAACTATTTGTCGATCGATGAAAAAATTCAATTTTTTCACAAATTGTTTAAGTTTAATTAATTAACCCCAAGCTTTGGTATATTGTTTTTTTAACTTGTGTTAAATTGGCTAAATCTTGCGAGGAGGGTCCTCCGGTAATTTCATGTAAAGCCATTTCAATATCTTGAACGTTGATAGGGCGAGGATTTACATCAGTAAAAGTTCCTACTTGTGGAGTTTCTTCCGTCAGAGGAGAGGTCGAAGGCCATACTTCTATTACTTCTTCTATTCCTCCTTCAATTTGCATTTTGGAAGCTTCCAAATCTGCAATATATTTAGGCACCGCCGAAGGCGGCACTGCACTCTTCGGCGGATTAAAGGCCCGGGCCGCAGAGAGGTTTTGATCGGCGCGTGAAGCGCTCAAATCTAAACAAAGTTGATCTTTAGTTTTTAGTTGACGATCCGGGGTTTGTAAAGGAATTCCTTTTTTAATCGCCATCGCTTGTATATCTATTTTCTTCTCCCTGTCACATTTTTGTTGATTAAAAGTTTTATGTTTAGGTGATCTCGTTCTAGGTTTAGGACTGGGAGATCTCTTTCTAGGACTGGGTGATCTTGCTCTAGGACTGGGAGATCTCTTTCTAGGACTGGGAGATCTCTTTCTAGGACTGGGTGATCTCTTTCTAGGACTGGGAGATCTCTTTCTAGGACTGGGTGATCTCTTTCTAGGACTGGGAGATCTCTTTCTAGGACTGGGAGATCTCTTTCTAGGACTGGGTGATCTTGCTCTAGGTTTAGGACTGGAAGATTGTAAAAACTGTAATAAACTTTGTTTATTCATTTTTGACCAACCTTTTAATTTTTTTGCCCTGGCAATATCTTTTAATTCTACAAGTGTCAACGATTCCATTTTGTGTTCTTAAGATAATTTATCGTTAATTATATTCATTTTTTGTTATCTATATATAGCACAAAACTAAATTATTTTGCATGTAAAAAATTAGTTAAAATGTAGTTTTTTTATTTTATTAACAAAAATGCCTTATGTAAACAATAATTATTCATCACCATATACTGCGGGGGTGGTTGGCCCCACGTCTAATTACACAACCCTCGGAGGGTATAATTCATGTGCTATGGGTATTAAAGCCCCCGTTCCGGTGACAACCGTTACTGGATATTATATAGTCCCGAGTTACGCAAGCCCCGGTTATGATACTTTAACACATGGACGAAGCGGTTGTCCTACAGGAGCATCATATTTCCAAATTGGGCGCGCTTACGGGTCAGGAATGAATGCATGTGGTAGCTGTAATACGCAATACATGGCAAGCGCCTGTATGTAAAATCTTTTTTGATAAATTATATTTTAAACCAAACTTTCTAAAGTTTGGTTTAAAAATTTAAAACATTTAAAACCATGATGTAGAGGGTGTATACAAAGCGAGTTCTGATTCAGTAGTTTGTTCATCTTTGGCATCGCAAGATGTTGATGGTTCCGTTTCTGTCGCTTTCGGTGGTTCCGTTGTCGGCCCTGCCGAATCTGAAGATGATAAAATTTCTGTTGTTTCAACTTCATTTATTTCTTCTAAAGCAAGCGCTTCGCGCTTGGTGGCGCCGAAGGTAGTAATAATTTTTTTATAATCGATATGCAACCCAAAACATCCTGTCCCAACAGGAGCTCTATTACCAGCAATAATTGCCGCGCTTACACCCTTCATTTTATCTTCTTCGGTTCGTATCGCCGCGTTGATTAAAATATCCATGGCTTCTTCAAATGTTGATTTACTTAAAGGACCTACATCATTATTCCTCATAGTATATCTAGTTATGCTAAGAGGTTTCCCTTTTGAAGTCATTTTATCAACTAAAAGACGTATATGTATCGAAGTTACTCCGTCTACTATTTTTTTAAGGTCGTTTATTAAAAGTTTGCGCAACCCTATAAGACCTAAAACGTCGAAGACTTCCCAAAGATCATTACAATATACCCGTTTTGGATCTACTAGTGGGTGAATTAATAACTTTTTAAGATTTGATCCTTCGGTGACAATGTACCATTCTTCTAATTCATTGTCATATTGTAAGTGAGTTTTATATATTCCTTGAATACCAACAAGTAACAAAGAATTCAATTCTGTTTTAATAGAAGTTGTTATTACACTGTGTGGATCTCGTGAGCGCGATGAGTGGCCGCCAACATGGCCGAAGGCCATGTTGGCATAACCCTCTAAAGTATTTACATATGTGGAAGCCAAAAACAAGGTAATTGTCGAAGGTGTAAACACACAATCCCTAATAATATGGGAAATTTTCTTTTTTAAAATTTGACATATTTTTGATGGATTTAATCTATTCTGAAATAAAACAGGAAGGTTTAAAGTGTATGTTATTAACCATTCTAAATTATCCGCGTCCTCGGACGCGCGCTCTATCATCAAGTGCGTATAAATGTTCTTAAAATAAACACTTGTTAATGAACATCCAATCGCCTGTCTTAATTCATTAGCCGTTTCATATTTTTGTCTAAAATATACACTGCATGTTTTAACTTTTAATTTTTTATTCATATTAAGAATTTCTTCAAGGCGATTGCCACTATTAATTACCAATTTTCCTGCGGTATGAAATGTATCAAGAGTTGATTGGGTTTGTTTTTCACCAATGCTTTGGGCACATATAATACCAACAGCATCTCCGGGAGTTGCCCGGGCTGCGTGAATTTTTTTAATCACATAATCTTTAAATGCGGGAATTTTGCTAGGAAGAAGACGAATTTGTTTTAATTTAGAAGACAAGTTGTCATATAATTTATTGTTGATTCTATTAAATGCAAAATTTAATGCTGTCGTTGATTGTAATTTACAGCTTTCTATTATTTCATCAATTTCTTCTATGTCTAAAAATATAGGAATTTCTTCATTCTCCATTTTTTCATCTAAAACTCCTTTATTAAGTTTATTTGCCAATCTTTCAAAATTTACAGGGGAAACTTCATCCGTGAGGTCGTCGATATCAATTTTTGAAGGATCGAACCCGTGACCGCCGTAAGCATATTGATACATGTTGTTAGAAGAATCTCTGACTGTATTGTCATAAGCAATTGTCAGGTCTTCAAAAATCTTTGTTATAGATCGTTGTATATATCCCGTCGTCGCGGTGCCCATGGCCGTCTTTGTCATGCCTTCTCTCCCCGACATCGCATGAAAAAACATCTCGTCAGGTTGCATACCTTCTATGAAACTAGACGAAATAAATCCTCTGCTTCTATATTTCATTTCGTCTTCCTGAATAACTTCTGGATAATGGATCAAAGTTCTTGTCCGGTTTGTTAATGTCGGGGCGGGGCGTTTGCTATTAATATTTTGTTGCCCTAAAAGACCTGTTATTTGAGCAATATTAAAATAATCTCCTTTACTTCCGGATGTTACTGTATCAATGAAGTTGTTATCTGGGAGAAGAGATTTCTTGGCAATGCTGAGACCTAAATCTTTGGCTTTATTAAGCTCAATATTAACCCTGTTTTCGCGAATATATGGAATGTCCGTGCTTGTACAAACCATCGTTGCTTCTGCAAAGTACTTTTTTGTTTGGGTTTTGATTTCGTCCGAGTTTTCTTGAGAATTTATCAAACAGTCTTTAATACCGATACTAAAAGGATATATTTCTAAAAAGGCGTTTGTTAAAAACTGTATATTGTCTACAAAAGTTGAAGCTATATTTTCATCATATTCCATACATAAAACTCGTATCAATGATTTTTTTGTTCCTTTTAAGGTTGTTTTGTCTAAAAATCCTGACATTAATATACCATATTCAATCTGCACTCCTTGCTCTTTGACTTTTGTTGAATAATGAAAGTCGGGAGGAAATAAAAAACCATACAAAGCGTGAGAAGTGAAAACATTGTCGGCTTCTTTGCGCATGTATCTAATTTGACGCAACCGGCTTTCATAGTCATAATTATGGCTAATTCTCATTAAACAATTTTGAAAATTTTTACGACCTATTTCAGTCACAGTTTTTGTCATCAGATATGCGCCCAAAAGAGAATCTTGAACAATAAAAATTTCTGGTTTATTGCTTTGCGCAGAAAGAATGTTGTATTTTGCAGCTGATATAAATTTTAATTCGGCTACTGATTCTGGAAATTGGAAAAAGAAAGCATTAAATTCATCTCCGTCAAAGTCGACATTAAAACCCGGTGTTATCGCTAAATTTACCCGAAAAGTTTTTCCTGGTAATAAGACAACTTCCATCCCCTGCATGCTATTTTTGTGCAAAGTCGGCTGTCTGTTTAAGAGTAACCAGTCTCCATTTTTTAAAAATCTTTCTACTTTGTCTCCAATTTCTAAAGTTATGGGGCGAATTTCGGGTAAAATTGTTGGTATTCTTTTATCATTTCTCATAATAATGTCGTTTTGCTGAATTGGGATTTTACAGTCTGTGACGATTATTGTTGCACCATCTCGTATAATTTTATCACCGTGGTTCAAAACAGTACCGGGTTTTATTCGTGAACGAGATACAGATAATTTTACACCGGTTGGTTTAATTATAACAGATGTTTTATTAGGTGTATTAACTAAACTGGTTAGTTCTGCTATATTTAAAGGGGTGACATATTCTGGGATTGTTATAATATTGGCTATCTCATATGGAACTCCCACTTGGCCTAGTTTTAATGTAGGATCTCCCCCTACTACAGTTCGCGCCGTTCTATCACACCGCTTCCCCATTAAATTTTGGCGAACATGCCCATTCTTTTTTGTTATTCGTTCTTTCAATCCCGTTATAGGACGGTGGTTGGTTGTATGAACAGCAATATTTTTAGAATTATCACAATATGTCAAAGTTTTAAATTTTAATATTGCGCGAGCCTTTTCGTTCACTGTGTTTTTAAAAAGAAGAAGGTTGTTTTTAATAATATCTACTAATATTATAGTTAAATCATCATCACTTATACTATCCGGCGCTATTACACGAGGTCTGCAATTTACGGGAATAACGGGAAATTTTGTTAATACCAAATTTTTAGGATGAAACAATTTAGTATCAACCCCCAGAAGCGCGACATCAGAATCCGGAATTCTGTCAAAAATCATTTTAATTTTTTCTGGCTGCATAAGAGTTGCCAATTGGGACGTTTTGTTTTTTGATACAAATGTTATAACATTGTCTTTTAGATCATATTTAATTTTGGGTTGTATTTCTCCACAATTTTCTATTTTACATGTTGTAATAAAATTGGTTATATGAGCTGCAATTTTATCATATCCCTTCAATCCCAACATCTCAATCTCTTTATCTGTTATTAATAAACGTGAACATTTACAACAGAATATTTTTAACATGGCTGCTACCTGTTTATAAAAAATAATTATTGGAACATTTAATGAAATATGTCCAAAATGTCCTGTACAAACCCATATGTCTTTTTTACAAGTCTCACATAGTTCTCCTGGTGTGCAAACTCCCAAACGAGGATCATATACACTTCCAAGTTCGATGTTTAGAGTTGGTTTATTTATTTCACATACAGATCTCGCCAGGATATCCTGATCTCCCATGATTCCAAACTTAATTGATTTTATCTCTGCTTTCATCTTTACCCTTTTATTAGGAATGAAACGAGAATAAATTCAACTTTTTACCGCCTTCGGTGGTAAGCGCTTCGCGCCTTGCCGCCTGCAGGCGATACCCCCGAAGGGGGTACCAACAATGGCCGGAGGCCATTGTTGGTACCGACGGGGCCAAAGTCCCCGTCGGCGGCCGCGAAGCGGCTACACTTTTTATCACAAATTAATTCGTTTGTTTATTTTTCGACAGAAAAAATCATTCTTTAAAGTAAATGAGCGAGAAGCTTTGGATTTATGACATTTCTGAATTATTTAAATCGATACAATTAATTCCAAAAGAGAATGATTCTTATTATCAAAAATTAAACACAATTGTTCGATTAACAATTATTATTGCTTTAATTATGGCTTGTTGGAAACCGGAATTATCAGTTGGTATGTTGGTAACTGTTAGTATGGCCACTATTATTGCAGATTCGACGGCTAAAAAAATAGATACCGATATAGAACCGTTTGAACCACCCACCCTGTCCTCATCGGGCGAAGGAAATCGCTTATATCACACCAACCCCCGCACAGGATCATGTGAAAATGCATGCGCATTTAGGGGGGACGCACAACACGAGGATGAATTTGCGAAAGCCCAACTTTCAAGTTTTCTTAAGGAATTTAATAACAACCCTTTAAAATATTCAACAAACAATTTTCATCAAAGCCCCCGGGGCACCGAAGGTGCCGCCCCCAGTCGTTTCGTAACCGGGGGTAAAAATCTAGACGAAACCGCCGCGGGCGGTTGTTCTAGATTCTGTAACGATGTGGTCCCTCTTGTTTTTGACGAAACATACAAATCCCCAAACAATTTATCTGGCCCTGCCAATCCCAAAACAGGGTTAGCTCCGATTGTTGCTCCTCCAATTTATGATTTAGACTCGTGGAAAACTAACGGGTTTGTTGTTAATTCTCATATTAATGAAACTAGAAATTTTGACAAATTAAATTCGGGTTACAATCACGGTTTATTACCAACCCATTGTACCACCAGGCGCGAAGCGCCTGGTGGCGGCACCTGCGGTGCTACCAACCCGAAGGGTTGGTACCAACAATGGCCGGAGGACATTGTTGGCGGGCGCAAAGCGCCTACCGCTGAAGGTGTTAAAGGGAAAACCTGTTTAAAGCCTGTTCACGGATTTTCTCAACAACAAATAAAAACATCTGAATTTCAAACCAATCCACGGGCCGCAGCAGGCGTTCCACCACCGAAAGCTCCTTCAAACACTACCGTCAAACGCGAAGCGTTTGATGGCGGCACCGCAGGTGCTACCACCGGAGGCGGCAGGCGCTTCGCGCCTCAGAATAGTTCAACACAAGATATTCTTCTTTATAAATTTGTTCGGCAATTATATAACAGTGGAGTAGATCTTTCCAATAGGTTATTTGTAAGAAATATGGTTAAACAAGAACTTGCAAATTTTCAAATTCCCGATGATCAAATTGATAAAATGGCTTTATTTATTCAAACCGAAGGCCCCTTGACCCCGGCCGCAGAGGGCCAAAGGTCTCCGTCGCAGCAAGGTTCAAACGCTTTAACGACGCAACATAATAATAACACAACCACAGATAAAGAATATTTTAAAATGCCTTCCGCCGTCGGTTGCGGAACCTCTTCGGGGCCTGTATATTTAGAATCTAAACGTAAAGATATGCTATTAACGAATACAATCGTTCCAGGAGTTTACCAAAAATCTCATATAGGAGAACCTATTCAAAGTAATATTGGAATTTCATATTTGCAAGATTGGGGACCTGTTGAAGTTGAAGAGGCAATGGGGCCCGACCAAACAGAAGTTATTAAATTTACAGAACATGACCCAAAAAATGTAACAAAAGTTTGGAGAGAATCAAAACAAAATATTGAACAAGATGTAAGCAATGTATATGATCCCCGATTCACAGGGTATGGAACATCATATAGAGGATATACAGATTCTATGACAGGACAGCCTAAGTTTTTTTATAAAGACATAGATGCTATAACTAAACCAAATTATATTTCAAGACATAATTTAGATATTTTCCCTTGGGCTTCAACATATGGTCAATATACCTCTGGGTCTGATGAATTAAATGATTATAAACAACTGGCCAATAACACATTTGTCGATTCGGCTATAACGTTTAGGACTGAAATGATGGAAAGATTAATGCGAAAACGAAATGCAGAAAACTGGCAACGCAGGCTCATGCCCATATCTACGATGAATCAAGTATCTAGCATGCCAACTGCTATTTAAAAACGACGAAAAAGAGATAACGGAAGGAGAAATCCAAATGATGACCAAATTTGAATTTTCGGCATCGTTTGTTCTTAAGTAGAAAGTAGAATATGCATTCTCTACGAAACCTAACAAAGTTTGCAATCGTCGGTAATAGTAATAAACCAGACATCTCTGATCTGCCAAAAACCCTAATCGACGAACTAACCGAATCGAAAGAATGCTGTATTTTACATCCAGATAGATTGGAGGCTATTAAAAACGACCATGTAGACTGTCTGATGAGAACCAATCCTGCGCTCTCTGATGATGTACTTGTTAAGGCTGCTAAATATGGTTCTATAAAAATAGTGAAACATTTACGGTCGCTTAATTTTCCTTGGAATAAACAAGTATGTAACTACGCTGTTGAATATGGGTATTTTGACATTCTAAAATATGCAGTTGAGAATGGGTGTCCGTTGGATGCATATGTTTGTGTTAAAGCGATTAGGCATGATGACCATCTAGATTGCTTTAAATATTTAATCGAAAAAGGATGTCCGTTAGACGAAGATGTTACTGACGCAGCTGTCGAATACGGAAAAATTGACTTTCTAAAATATGCAGTTGAGAATGGGTGTCCGTTAGCCGAAGATGCTTGCTGTAACGCAGCCTATTACGGTTATCTTGATTGTCTAACATATGTTCACGAAAACGGGGCTTTACTAGGCATAACCGCGTGTATAAATGCGGTTATACGTGACCATCTAGATTGTTTAAAATATCTCCATGTGAATGGATGTCGATGGGATGAAACAGTTTGCGTTGAGGCAGTTAGATATGGTCATCTAGATTGCTTAAAATATCTCCATGTAAATGGATGTCCATGGAATGAAAATGTTACTTTCATGGCTGCAGCCACGAATAATATTGATTGCTTGCGATACGCTCTCGAGAATGGGTGTTCATGGAAGGAAATTGTTTGTGTTTCAGCAGTTATGCGTGGTTATCTAGATTGCTTAAAATATCTCCATGAGAATGGTTGTATATTTGGTGAAGACGTTCCCGTTGGGCGCTTGAAGGAGGCTCCAAAAGGGGGGTACTTGAAATACACTATCGGGAATGGGTGGATGGATGCTGTTCTAGTATATGCAGCGGCATATGGTCATCTAAATTGCCTAAAATATCTCCATGAGAATGGGTGTAAATTTACTAAAAAAGTTTTTGATCAAGTTAGTGTTATTTGGAAACCAACCGACATGCCAGATATTAAAGCCCGTCAATTGGATTGTCTAAAATATGCAGTTGAAAAAGGATGCCCATGTACTAGACAAGTTTACATTAGAGCTATCGACCTTGATCGTCCTAGATTTGCAAAATATATTCGTCAAAATATGGCTGAATAAATTTAATTTTTAAAAATGTACCGCCTTCGAGGGCATTCACGTAGAAATATATAACAACTCTAAGAGTTGTTATATAAACCTCCTGTTTGCAAGTCTCAAAACATGGAGACTGTGGAGAAAAATTGAGATGTAATTTGTGTTTTTTAAGTTCTTTGTTGGTGTCGAGTAAAGAATGTTATAAATCTAGTTTTGTATATTGAGCGGTGTTGGTATTTTTGTATCGTGAACGGAAACTGTATTTGTTTATAAAAAACAATCCTTCTGGCATTCCCACCACCAAACACGCAACTGTTATTTAAAAATATGTCAGAAATACTAAAACGGTAAACATGGATACATTTTATGATGAACAGTTGGAATATTTTATAAAAAACGAGACGTCATTAGAAGCTCGCAATCACGAGCTTCAAAAACTAAAGAAAAGGTTATTCGAAGTATGTGATTATTATGACAATTATTTAACTTTTTGCAGCACTGATAATTTTTTTATTAAATGCAAGTTATTTGGTTTATATAAATTTAAAACCGAATCTGTCTTTTATCAATTAATAAAAGATCGTGCCCGAGCAGGAGAAAGTCTCTTTTTAGATCATTATGGATATAATGATAACGAAATTTTAAAATTGGTTTATGATAATTGTAAAACTTTAAGTGTTCGGTTGCGAGCGGCAAAATGTTTAAATATTTGCGTTGATTCTGAAATATTTCAATTAGGCTCTGATGCCCCATTTAAGGAAATTATAAACATCTATCCCGATAATGTCTCGTATATACGTTTTGCTTTGGAAAAAGATTTAAATCAAGATAATTACATTTATTATCTTGACCGTCTGAAATGTCTATTAGATGAACAAGAATTTTATAAATATTGCAATGAATTTATGTTACGAGCTGATATAAAAATTCCGTTTAGGGAAATTATAGGAAGATATCCTAATAAGGCAGGTATACAATTAGCTTTGGAAAAAGATTTAAATCAAGATAATTACGGTTATTATTTTGAACTTCTGAAATGCGTATTAGATGAACAGGAACTTTATACATATTGTAACGAATTTATGTTACGAACTGATATAAAAATTCCGTTTAAGGAAATTATAAACATCTATCCCGATAATGTCTCGTATATACGTTTTGCTTTGGAAAAAGATTTAAATCAAAATAATTGCATTTATTATCTTAAACGTCTGAAATGCCTATTAGAAGATGAACAAGAATTTTATAAATATTGCAATGAATTTATGTTACGAACTGATATAAAAATTCCGTTTAGGGAAATTATAGGAAGTTATCCTGAGAACAAGGCAGGTATATATTTAGCTTTGGAAAAAGATTTAGATCACGATAATTACGATTATTATTTTGTACGTCTGAAAATCTCCGTATTAAATGAACAGGAACTTTATATATATTTCAACGAGTTTGTGACAGTTCGTAACATAAACTTTGCAACGAAATTGCACATTATGCCAGTTGTGTCTTTTCAGTTATACGATACATTTGTTTCTAATTACATAATAAATAATAACACAGATAATGATTATCATACAAACGTACATTGTATTTTTAGGCTTTCTTTTCACGACGGATTATTAACACAACGCCAAAGAGCAAAATATAAAAAACAATATCTTCCATTTGCAAACAACAAAGTTGATATTTTGACAGAAATATACGTGTATGATAACGATATTAAGAAAGCAGTAAACAATCGAGAAATTGAAGGTCTTACAGAAGATCAATATGTAGAAATATTAAGATGTAACGGATTTGGCCCCGATGGAAAATCTATATTTAAGAATATTGAAATATATCGACAAAAACGCGAAGCGCCTGGTGGTATAAAAAATTAGAAGAAGAATTATCAGACGAACAGAGAAAATGTTGGTCTGGGATTATTCAAAACTTGGATGTTTTAAAGAAAGATTTTGAACACGACGAGGAAGTAGGGCCTTCGGCCCCGCCACCAGGCGCTCCGCGCCTGGTGGTAGATAAATATATAAAAACTTTATATTAATCGCATCCTATCGCCGAAGGCGATAGGCCATTCCGTATCAAATATCACCGCTATGGTTCTTTGGCCCAGTCGCGACAAGGACATTTGATGCACCGCTCATCTAGACTTTTTAAATTTATACCCATGGCGCTTCGCGCCCATTGGCGCCCCTTCAGGAGTAGCGAAATCAATTATATATAATTGATTTCGAAAAAATTTTAGAAGTACAAATACATTTTCTACCCCTTCGAGGGAACCGCTTTGACGGTTAGGTTAATTCAAACACGGGCGCTGTTTTTACTTTGATGTGTATGCGTCTTCAACCAGTTTACACGTTCTTTTCCCTCGATACCCTACATTGTAAGGAATACCAATAGTTACATTAGCATTTGGGCCAGGCATTAAATATCCGGGCATGCTAGCTTCTTTGTTTTGATTCAAATAAGACCCTCCATCTTTAGATGAAGGACGTTCCCGAGTTGTGGTTCTTAAATTTTGAGCAGCAATATATTGTTGAGTGCTTTGTTTTAAAAATGTTTTCATAAGAATTTCATTATTTTGGGGATTGTTTTCGTCTGGGAAAAACTGTGTTAAAATTTTTCCCTCCGCAAATAATAAAAGCAAGGGAACATAAGTGATAGGAGTGTTTGTAAATCCTGTCATTCGTTGAAGCGAGGCGTCAACTTCACAATAATAAAAATTACATCCGCTATTAATAGACTGTGAAAGATTATAAAAAGCAGACTTTACGTCATCACAATAAGGGCAATCTTGTGTAAAGAAAAAAATGAAAGAAAATCCTTTATCACCGGGTTTTTTAATTAACTCATTATTATATACCGTAAAATCTCTCGACGTTAAAAACATTCTTTTTCTTTGGATGGATTTTCTTTAACTTTATATTGAAAATATTTTATTGATAGATCTTTATATAATTTTTCTCTATGCTGTTCTAATTCGATTCCGTTAATACCGTTTATTTTTCCCAATCCCGTTCTTATTAAATACTCATCATATTGTTTATTTTCCCATTCGTTTTTAACAGTAAATGGAGATTTTTCCGGAATTTTATGCGCCTGGAAACAGTCTTCAATAAATTGTTGTTGGTGTTTATATTGAGGAACTTGTTTATATTTCCAATATTCGTTTCGTGTAGGACGGGAAGAATGTACTAAGCGTTTAGAATGATAGAGGGTTGTAACGTTGAAAGCTTCATGTGGGGGAATTTTTTTTATGTAACATAATAAAACGCAAACGAGCAAACTGGCTCGGCCATGCCCCGCCTTGCAATGAATGTAAATTTTTTTATTGTTAGATATTTGATTTGCTAAAAAATATACTAACACAAAAAATAACCACCGTGTTCTGGGGATACCTCCATCTGGTATGGTAAAATTAATAATTGGACATTTTGTTGTATAAGGGATAATTTTTTTTTCTGTTGATTTGGTTAAATCAACTATCAAATCAACCCCCCATTCTTCTAACAAATAAATTTGTTGTTGTGTTGGGAAAGCCCCAAACAATGCTATTTCGTCTATAAAAAACGAGGATGTACTTGTTATTCCACTCATTACTTTATTATATATCTTAATAGTTTCAAATAAACTATTTATTTGAAAATCAATTTTTGCAATCCCAAGCAAACGATAGAAACTGTGTTTCTTAAATTAAATTTAAGAAACAAAACGATTAAATAAAAATTATCTTCGGTGTTAAAAAATCGTACAATGTCAGACGCTGTCACATATTTACTATATGCCGTTCTAATTGTTGTTCTAGCGTTAGTCGGTCGTTATGTAGGAGAAATGTATAAATATCCCGGAACAGGCACTGTTATCGGGGGGCTGGTGGGTGTTGGGTTATCATATTGGCATTATAGCTCAAATCCCAAAACAGTCGTTTAATAGGTATTCCTTTGATAACCGCTTCGCGGCCGCCGTCACGGCCTTTGACCGTGACGGTAAAAAATATAAATTAAATAAAATAAATTGGTTATCAAAACCTCATAGGTTTTGATAATTCAGATGTCTAGAAACTGTTCGATAAATACGGATAATAAAATCTAATTTAGCCAATATCTGCGCTATATCATATTATAAATAGGTTTTAGTTTAAAAATAATGTTTAACAAATCTACGCAAAGACAAGTTAAAAATACTGGCGGGTTTACTATCACTAGGGGCGGGGACGGTAGCCGCTTCGCGGCCGCCGGACGTCACTTCATACCTGGTGGCGGCGCCGCCTGCGGTAGATTGTGCAACTTGTTTTTCATGTTTTAATACTAAATTTTGCAAACAAGAAAGTTTCATCCAACAAATCCCGGTACAGTCTTCTCCATATTTATAAATTTGAGAAAGTTTAATAATGGGTTTCGTTTGCAAACGTTTATAATACATTACTGTGTTGCAAAACATAGCAAACAAACGGTCGTTTTCAGTTAATTCTATATCTAAAGATGTCTCTTCTTTAATTTCTCTTTTTGCACACTGAAGAAAAGATTCTCCTGGTTCTAAACCTCCTTTGGGGAACCCCCATTTTTTTTCGTTTGATTGAACTAATAACACTTTATATTTATAAACTATAATTCCTCCTGCTTTTGTACCGCCTTCGGCGGCGCCAACAGGCGCTTCGCGCCTGTTGGTACCATCGGGCGCTTTGCGCCCGATGGCGGGGCCGGAGACCCTACCGGCAGGCGGTGTATTCTCATTATAGATCGAGAATTGCGAAATTGTTCGTTTTAAAAGATCGTTTTGCAAAAAACACGTCAATTTCCAATTTATACACATCGATTTTTTTAACGTTTCTAAATAAAAATTCGAAAATAATATATATACCTGCAACCCTTCGCAAGTTTGTTGTATATCCCCTGTGGGGCGTTTCGTATTAACCGTCTTTGACGGAGCGTCGAGAATACTTTCGTGGATAAAACTTTTGCTTTTTTCAACGTTATTGAATTTACGGGACGGCGACGTCCATGTAAGCATCTTACAGCAGGAACATATATGCATTTGCGTTTATTTTTAATATTTATAATTGAAGTATAATTTCAATATTTCACGAACCTTTTTATCATTATTTGTGAAATCAAAAATTTCATCATAAAATTTGTTCACCTTCGGTGGCAGGCACGCCGCGCTCATGTCCAGATTTTTCCCATATAGAATTTAAAAGTTGAGGCAAGGCAGATATCTTGTTTATAATATTAATTTTAGCAGCTTTAATAAACTCAATCCTTGATTCATATTCATTGTTTTCTATACATGTTTTAATAATGGTTAATGCATTAACTGGGGTTCTTATATCTATTTTAATAAAAGCCCGGGGGTCGATTAGTTTGTCTACGTTTGGGGCTCCGTCATAAAAACACAGAGTTTCTGCTAAAATACAATCTATTAATTTTTCGGTAACATAATAATCTGTAAAATGGTTTTCACACGCAAAACTGTATTTATATGGTAAAAGCGCTTCGTTTTTATATTCAGGGGCGCCCAAGTAATTGTTCCATAGGAACCTTTTCGAATTGTAATTGCCGTAGACATCCCAATCTAAATATTGCTGTGCAAAAAGAACAAAATGGACTCTAGCAAAATGTCCGGGGCTAAACATCTTACCAGAAATAAAAGCGCTTATAACATTATTTTTACTTTTAACTATCTTTTGAGTTAAGAGATCTTTTCGAGTCATATTTAAATGCCATTCTAACATATTAAAAGTAGGAGGATGTTCCATTAAACCACCGCCTTTCCTCGTCATTGACGGTGAAAGTTGAGACCCTTCAACATGAGTTTCGTTCAACGTTAACTTTGTTTCCCCAGAATTTTTTAAGTTTAAAAATTCTGAAGAAATAGTTAAAGGAAAATTTCCATGAGTTCCAAAAATTTTAAATACTGGCCATGACCCGACATCTCGCCATCGATCATCAACAAAAATAGGTTCCATTTTGGCAAATATAATTTTTGGAAACAATTTGGGATCTGGATAAATACCTCCATTTATCACAAGTATATAATCTGCGTTTTCAAAACTTAAGGATTCGCCTTCTAAAATTATACACTTTCCGTCTTGTGAAAAACTACAATTTCCATCCGTCATCTTATCCCAAAATTTGCAAAAGAATTCATCCGTGTCATAAAAATATACCATTCGAATTCTTTTTGTTATCATTTTATGAATATGTATCAATTTTTAGATATATATTCATAAATGACTTAAACCTCTATTGGATGTTTTATTTTGTTTTCTTTTCTGATGGTTTTAACGCGATTTGTAAAAAAACAAGAATTACACAAAAAACAACAGCTTTAATAATTAAAACACCCGTGTCATTGTCTATTGTATGAAGTTTAAGAAAACGATCCGTCCAAGGTAAACATAATATAACAAATACCACAGTTAAAATAATAACTTCTTCTTTTCTAATTGTTTGAGATGCTTTTTTACCCTCCCCGAATAACGTTCGAATGATTTCTAAATCATTTTGTGTTGGATCTTCTTGATTATACGGTAACTTTTCTAGCGGATCCATTTTTATTAACTATTTTAAAACATTAAAAATGTGTTTATCTTCTTTTCAACCCGTCTTTTATATATTATAATACCTAATAAAGTATCTTGTTATTAAAAATGAATCTTTAACCATTTAAAAATGACAAACTCAATCAATTAGAAAATGGCGGTCGCGGAGCGGCTACCGCCTTCGGCGGCGGCACCTACGGTGCTACCCACCCGAAGGGTGGGCGCCAACAATGGCCGGAGGCCATTGTTGGTACCACCAGACGGAAGGACCTTCCTGCTCACAAAAAATTGATTTTCATATTTCATTTAAATATTGTAAATAAATTATTACAACACAAATTATACATGACTATCGGTCTCGACGCAGATCACGATGAATTTCAAAATGTTTTTTCTCTTTATGGTGGCGAATTATTTTGGATGTGGAGGTATATTGACTTTTTTGTCGGTTCTCTGGGGTATGTGTCGAAAACAATGGATATCCCCTAGAACATGCCTCTTATTTACCGGATTTGCATTATTTACTGGGGTCGACTTGATGATTCTTTTATTTAATCTGGCGGAACATATTATTTCAAAAATTTTTCCATTTAGAAAGCAAAGTGAAGAAGACGAAGGAGTATTCGGATGTCAATGGAATGTGCGCTTTTCAAGAAAGTGTGAATGTGAAGATCTTCATGAAAATGAAAAATTATGGACTTGGTTTACTTCAAAAAAATGTAAATGTGAAGATCCACCAAACGAAAATTTATGGAATTTGTTTATTCTGCCACATATAAAGGAAATTCAACGTGAATGGAAATTCAATGAAATTGAATTTCACAACATATAAAAATTCCACCTATTTTATCTATTCAAACCAATCATAGTAAACGATTATCTAAACCATTAGGGTTTAGATATAATTTTTTGTCGTTATTTCCTTCTTGGTACCATCAATGGCCGGAGGCCATTGATGGCGCCCACCCGAAGGGTGGGTACCTCCTGATGGCTGCACTCCCGAAGAGAAATCTTTCCCTCTGTTCCGTCCTCCGACCCTTATAATTCGTTCCAATAATCTAGCGATATAGAGAATATAAACCTTTAAGAAAAGTTGATTTTTGAATTTTAATAATAATTAAAAATAAAGATAGTAAGGAATTATAAAATGGTCCGAGAATATAATATTGAAGATAAGAGCTTCGATGAAATCGCGTCTGACTATGACGACGATCACGAAGAACTCCAATACGTCGAAGACGACGAACTCCAATACGACGAAGACGAGGTCGATGAAGATGGTTTTTATCCTGATGACGACGACGAAAGTGATGAACAATTAACGGATGATGATGACGAAGATCAAGCTTCTTTGAAATCAAAGAAGAAACAAGAACGAGCCATCCTTCAACACATTGAACACCGCAGACAAGAAGAGAGAAGAATTATGCAAACAGCAATTCAACAGTCACAAGAACAACTAAAAGATTTTCCCCAAGAGAGTCTTCACTGGACTAAAGCGCAAGCTAGTGTGGCCCCCATTGCTATGCAAGTAGGCGACCCGCAAGACTGGGTTGAACCGAATCATTTACAAAATTCTCCTCCTCTTGACCGTGTAAAAATCAAACCATCTGCAGGATTTCTACAGCCGTACGATTTAAAACAAATCCCTGTCAGATTTGGAACTACAAGCACTATAACTGTAATCAGCGTGCTATGCCCAGATTATCAAAATGGTTCTTGTGCTTTAGGAAAACAGTGCACCCGCGTACACGAAAAAGCAACGGCTCCTAATAAGAAAATTGTGTGCAAAAATTATCCAAACTGTCCTTACGGAGATTCGTGTAAATACCTGCACACCCAACAACCCAAGTTGCTCGAACGAGAGCGTTCACAAGCTGTTTGTAAGTATTATCCGACTTGCAAAAAAGGAGATGAATGCATGTTTCTGCATATTGATGCATCCCCGGATTCTTCTGCGTCTGCCGCCATCAGTGGCGCTTCGAGTGGACCGGTTCTCAATGGTCATCCAGATGGCACCCTTGGAGGTGGCTTAAAATATAACCACGAGAATGGAAATTCTTTTAATAAAAAGCATCTGTTATGCAACAACGTGTTCATCATCACAAAAACAAAAATCCAACCCACTGTTGGCGGTTTTTGCAAGTTTGGGGATAAATGCTATTATGCCCATTGTCTTCAAGATGTGAAAGATGAAATTGTCAAAGAATCATTCAAATGCATGCACAAGGAATGCAAAGGAGTTGAGTTGATTTCAAAACTAGTAGAAAAAGACAAAAAACAAATCAAAAAAATAAAATATATTAATGTCGAAAATTCACAGTTTATTTGTTTGAAAGCACATCCCAAAGAGAACCCTAACAATTTCATTCTTAGAACGGCAGAGGCCCGCGAGAAACTTAAAGCGCGCAAAGCAGCGCAAAATGGAACAGGCTATCAAAATTTACAACAACAACCGGCAGCCGCTGGGGATGCAACCCTTCTGAAACATCAAGGGGGCCCAAAACGCGTGCAAAAACGCCAAAAAGCTGTTCCTTGCGGTGGTCGCGAAGTGCATCCTGTTAAGTAGACGTGTTAAGACTTTTTAAACCTTAAAAAATAGCAATTAAACGATTCCCCCTTAAGGGTTGACGTAGCGCTCTTATCGGCAGAACGCCGTTAGTATAGTTTATTAATTTGATCCTAGATCCCTAAGATTAGCTTAGGAATCTTTTTATGCCTCCGGGCTCGCTGGCTCGTCCCTGTCTTAACACATTTTTGTAGAAAATTGAAATTTAAAATGTCTTATGTAATAAGAAAGAAATAAAAATGTTTCCAAGCATATCAATTCAACTATCTACTCATTTAATTTCCCATTTATCAACAGGGATCTCTAAAGAGTTTCACATAGATAAACCACTTGTTCGTAATTTCATAAATGAATATTTTGATTTACAAACAATTTTAACTTATATAAATTATAATAGTACAACTAAAGATGAATTATATAATCTTGCTGTTTATTATAACATTTCGGTTACAAAAAAAAATACAAAACAAGAACTTTTTGATATACTTAATGAATCGCTTTTTATCCCCTATTCACAGGAGGCGAGCGTTCGCGATGATGCAGTCTCAGGACGACAACCCCACGCTCTGGCGCATTCGCCGGCCACCGCCGAAGGCGGTATACGAGAAGAAGGAGCGACGCAGAAGGACGTGTATAACACCAAAGGTTCGTCCAAGAACCCGGCTCTAAAAAAATATGAAGCGGCAAAAAAGAATCTTCATGATCAAACTTTAACTGGGGTTTGCATTCATTCTAAAAAAAATAACGTTTGGACATTTGGTGAAAAAATCGGACATGGAAGTTTTGGTAATGTTTACAAGGAAGCCAGCGACCAACCACCGGCAGAGGCGGCTGCGAAGCGTCAAAGACCCAATGAAAGCTCTCAGAATAATTTAATTATTAAACAAGGAGGGGGTAACGTTTATTACGAAATTAATGTGTTAAAAAGACTTCTTCCCATAGGATGCGAGACATCCTCTAAGGCCTGTAAAAATCCTCGTAAATTTTTAGATGACCGTTCTGTTCCTTTACTCATCGACAGTGGTAAAATAACAGAAAACAGTTATTTTATAGTTATGCCCAATTATGGAATTTCATTACAGAATATATTAAAAACAGAATCGACACATCCTCTGGATCTAGCCAAAGACCTTTGCCCTAATGCGGAAGGAGTTGCAGGGCCTTCGGCCCCGCCATCAGGCGCTTCGCGCCTCCAACCATTTTTAATTAACCAAATGGTTATACAGCTGCTTGAAGCGTTTTCATATTTAAACGAAAAACAATATTTACATTTAGATGTTAAACCGGCAAATATATTATGTAGCAATTTCAACAGAGGCGTACAAAATAAACCAAATCAAAGTTTTTACAAATGGTGTTTAATTGATTATGGACTGGCCAAAAAATTTCACGCTAACAAGTTTGAGATCGATTCCAAATCTAAACGAACTGGATCTCTTCGATACATGGCAAGAGATGCGCATATAGGATTAATGAGTAGAAAATGCGACTTAGAAAGCCTTGTATACACTATTATAGAATGTGATGGTGTTCAAACCCCTTGGTACCATTTTAAAAAAAAAGAACATGTCGAAATATTGAAATCAAAAGAAATCTTCTTTGATTCAATAAAACTCCGCGGGGTTTCGCTTCGAAAAAAATCCCCCGTTCTTCGATGTTTCGATAAATTTATTCCAAAAACCCATTTAGAATTTTTTAGATACGTAGATCAACTTAAACCTGACGATATACCGGATTATCTCATGTTGCAACAAATGGTTAGCGCTTAAAAATAACCCAAACCTTATAAAAATTTCTTTAATCTTTTTCTACTTTTAGAAAAAGATTATGTTTATAAAAAAAATTAACAATAAAACTTATTTCATCGAGGAATCTACCAGGCGTAATAAAAAATATGACGTCTATGATTCTAATTATAGGTATTTAACATCGTTTGGGGATAAAAGATATCAACATTATCATGACCGGCTTGGATTATATCAAGACCTGGATCATTGGGACCAAGAAAGGCGCCGTTTATATAGACTTAGGCATACTGAATCACACGCAAATCCTAAAAAGGCCGGATATTGGAGTTGGTATTGGTTATGGTAGCGCCTTCGGCGCCGCCGTCGAAGGCGGTAGGGCCGCTTCGCGGCCGCCAACGTTGGCCGGTCATATCGGTAATAAATTTGATATAGCCTCTGCAAATAGGACATCTATTGTCCATGCGCCGTATTTGCATGATGCATGGTTTGCAACAAACAGTATGGTTGCAAGGTTCAATAGTTGTATGTATGTTTCGGTACGTGCATATACAACAAACGAGATCGGGGTTAGAGGATGTTTCAATACTTAAATCTTGTTCAAGTTTTTCTGCCAACTCTATTAAATGAACATTTAACAATTCTTTTGCTAACGTTTTATATTGTTCATTGACATTATTTTGTATTTCTGTTAAATAAAAAGAGTCCACTTCAGAAAGAATTAAATTATATAATTCTTTTAGTTCTTTAATTTCTAAAGACGCAGGGCCGAAGGGGGTGATAATATCGTCTAATAATTCTCTATAAAAATAAATTTTTGAAAGACATGATTCAGTTTTCAACAAATCGGCGTTGAATAAAAGTTCAATTTTTTTACTAAATGTCAGAGGTTTCGTAGGTAAACCAGTCAAAGGGGGGGTAAAAAAATGCGTTGCATCTTGTGTGCCGACAGGCGCTTCGCGCCTGTCGACGGCACCTGTGGTGCTACCGCCTTCGGCGGTACCAACAGGCGCTTCGCGCCTGTTGGTACCACCTTCCGTCTGCGTCACCCTGCCGCCGTAGGCGCCTTCGGGGGCGAACCCAGACGACGGAAAATTTTCTGGAATATTTTTGAAACGATCTGAATCAGTGGATGTGTTAGTATACGGTATTTTGGTTGACATTCAGTTTTAAAAGTATGTTGTTATTATGAATAAATTAAAATCAAATATTAACCAAGAACTTCTTAAAACTTTTGTATTATCTAAGCTTAATATACAAAAATGTCATGAACATGACATGGAACCGCAAAATATGAAAAATTTTATATAATATTGCTCTTAAATTTATTAAAGTTTGATTATGAGTTTTCTAGATTTTGTTACGATCAGGCGTGAAGCGTTTGATGGCGGCACCCACGGTGCTACCACCAGGCGCGGAGCACCTGGTGGCGGGGCCGAAGGCCCTACACAACAAAATAAAACATCTTTACTTCCTCATGAAAAATTATTACTTGAATTATTTAATAATAAAAACGAATGGGAACATATTGTAAAGTTTTTACAACCATTTCAAATAGGAAAAAAATTTTCAATGTTTATCGCAGGAGGTTTTGCTGCTTTTATATGTGGCCGAACCACTGAATTTAATGACATTGATATTTTTTTATATGCTAAATCTGATGAAATAGAACAGAGTGTCGAATTTACAAATATTATACAATCTTCTTGTTCAAACGACGAGTGGGCGGTTAATCCCTCTCCTGTTCTTGAGTATTTTGTTTTTACTAGCAAAAAACTCGTTTTCAAGTTGTTGTAAAAAGAAATCTCCCTCTAACTCTTAATAGACAAAATGAAACAGAGGCCGCTGTTTGGTTTTTATATCAATTTGATTTACAAATTTGTCAATGTGCAATTTTGCCAAACAAAGAATTGTTAACCATCCATTCGTGTCAAAATGAAAACCTTTCAGAAAAAACAAAACAAAGACAGATAAAATATAATAAAAGATTGAGTAAATGTAAATTGTAACCGCTTCGCGGCCGCCGACAGGGGCTTTTTGTTGTTAATGAAAGTTATCAAAACAAGTAGCGTTAAATAACGCTATACCATCAGACGCGAAGCGTCTGATGGTGGCCGCTCCGCGGCCACATTTCAATATTAGTTAACCAATATTGAAATGGAATAAAGTTTAAAAATTTTTGTAATTTTCAATCGAAAATATTAATCACATTTAAAAATAAATGGATGTACCTTCTGTTTCACCGTCTGGCGCGGAGCGCCTGCCAAATTTTAAAAATGAAATTTTAAATGAATTACAATCATGGGCGTTGCAAGAAGAATTGATGGGTGAACAGTTTAAAGTCCGCGCATATACAAAAGTTATAGATCAAATAAAAAAAATAAATAAAATTCAAAATTGGGACGATATTAAACATGTGAAAGGAATAGGCGTTAGTATACGCAGCAAAATTGATAAAATATTTAATTCTTTTGTTCTTAAAGACAGACCTAGAAATTTTTCTGTTTCGAAACAGAAAAAAAGTCCGATTGTTTTATTGTCAACGCCTTCGCCCTCGGGAACGACGAAACTTTCTTTAATGCATTCTATATCTAAGAAAAATACCGTTTCGCGATCTCCTCCGAAGGTGGAAGGATCCGTCGCCTTCAGGGATAGTAGCTCCGCGTTTGTTGGTAGTCGCTTCGCGCATGGTGGCAACCAAGACCTTATTAACACATTGTTACAAATACATGGAATTGGACCTGCTAAAGTTAAAGAATTAATAATAAAATATAAAATCCAGTCTGTTTCAGACTTGCAACGTCTAGTTGATTCAGTTCCTAAAGTGTTGAATCGAAAACAAACAATAGGGTTAATGTATTTTAATGATATTGTAAAATCAATTCCGCGACATGAAATGGACATTCATTCCGAATATCTTCATTCATTGCTCAAACATATAAAACCGCCTCTATTGATAACAATAGCAGGGAGTTATCGACGTCAAGAAAAAGAATCCGGAGACATTGATATTTTAATATGCCCCAGAAGACCATACGAACTAAACGAAAACGGAAGTCAAACATTTAATAATATAATTGAAATTTTACAACAAGCCCATTATATTAAAGAAACTTTAGCACGTGGTAACTCTAAATACATGGGGATTGTAAAACTCCCTGGATATCATACTCATAGAAGAATGGATATTTTATTTGTGCATGAACCCGCGTCTTATGTGTTTTCTTTATTATATTTTACAGGCAATCGAGAATTTAACATTGCTTTCCGGAAATTAGTTAAAATACGTGGATTTGAGCTTAATGAATATTCATTGTATTATCATCTTATAACAACCCCTGGTGCGGGGGGTGGGAGTCTTGGCGCATTGGCTCGTAACTCTAAGACTAAAGTGGATCAATCTTTAATTGATAAATGTGAACAAGTAATATATAAAAGCAGTTTGCACACCCCAGATGAAACAATAAATAAAAAATTGGAATCTATTATATTTAATAAATTGGAACTTCCGTATATTCCTCCTAAATATCGATCATTCGAAGCGTTCTTTCCTCCTAATCACCCACAGGTTGAAGTTTTTGATGAAAAAAAACACAATAAATAAGAAGAAGTGGAAAAATTTTTCTAAAATTGGTTAATTTTAGAAAATAACATAAACAACCAGATGTCTTATAGGACGGGTTTTTTCATAAAATCAAGAATTTCTTGATTTTCGGATTTGTGTAACCCTACGGCTTTTGCATCTCTTTCATATTTTTCAAGATATTGTTGTTGGAATTCTGGATATTTTTCATCTAATTCCAAAAGTGCTTGCCGAGTTTTATTCTCGCTATCAATATAAGACGGTAATTGTTTTTGAGTTTTGTCAATTACATATCGTAACTGTGCTAATTTAAGACGTTGAGTAATATAATAATTTAAATCTTCTTGTTCATCTACGAAATTTACATCTGGGGGGGTTTTTAATTCATCTTGTCTTTGTTTCATTTGTTTTATTTCTTGTTCGTCTTGAATTCTTTTTCTTCTAATATTTTCTTCTATTGTTGTTTCTACAATCTTTTTAACATCAATTTGTTCAACTTCTTCTGCAAATCCTTGAGAGACCAATGGAAATGGAACGCCAATTTTACATGTAAAAACGGAATTGGTACTATCAATTTCTCGAATAATTTTATCAGCATGTGATTGGGCTTCGTCTAACGTATAAAACGCCCCCCTAATTTTCCCCACTCCGTGAATCGCTTTCCTTTCAGACTCTAAAAATGTTTGCAGTTCGTCTTGTTGGTTTGGAGTAAGTGTAGGTTTTAAAGTTTCAAGAAAGTTTTGGAACTTAAGATTTACATGAGGGATGAATGAAAAAAGAGCATATAACGGGTCTGTTCTACCAACAGGGTCGATAAATTTACGGTTACATTGGATAATTGATGGAACTTTCAATTTCTTTTTACATTCGATTAATTCATCATTTGTTAATACTGGTATATTTTCATACCCGGGGGTTGGTGTAAAAGTTTTAATGTCATCAAATTTTGTTGTTTGTGGGCACTTTGTGTCGTCCGACTGGGAGGACAACAAGGTATCACAGGCGATACCTTCCGCTTCCCCCGTCTCGGCAACCTTAAGAGGTGCACGGCAGCCGTTTGTTTCTTTTGAAAGCTGGCTGCAGTTAGAAGAAAGAAAGCAAACGCGAGAAGGGGGTGTGTTCTGTTTGGCGCCTTTGAGGGCGTCAGAGACATTGCAAATATTATCGGCACCGTTCATTTTAATATAAGTTTTAAAAACATAAATTAAAGATAATTTCCCATGAGATGTTTGAAATACTAGAAGTCAGATGAAATGTCACTGTTTGAGCTGGACGCGATACTGCATGAATCTTCTACAATTTTGCTCGGCTGATTACAAGATTTATTTAATACATTATATATTTCACTCTCGTTTAAAAATTTTAAAGAGATCTCTGTTATTTTTTCTCCATCATAAGATATATCATCAACGGATATTGCTTTTAAAAACAAAGCAAGAATTAATACTGTACATAGGCTGCGTTTTTGTTGTAATTCTAAATCTAACGATGCAACAAATTTATTTATTAAATTAATTTTATCTTTTTTTCGTACAGACGCCCATGTATTTCGCGAAGGATTTATATTTTGAGTTTTGAACCAAGGCTCAGGTTGTAACCATTTTTCAATTTTTTCATGTTCATTTGGTGAATATGTTTTTGGAATAATAAATTCAGAGGAAGGTAGAACTAAAACGGATATATTTTTGCGTTCGATAATATGTCCTCCTTTGCCGAACGCAAGAAAGGTAAAACAATTTTTCAAATAAAGAGACGTAGTTTTTTCAGCACATTCTAAAAAAAAAGGATAAATATCGCCGTTCATGTTTTATAATTTTTAAATAGATTCAATAATTTTAACCCAGTGAACAATACCTAATATGACAAAAAAATATTTTTATCTGAACGACTGAAAAATGTCAAACGCTGTATCAATTATTGTAATAATTTTAGTAGTTATTGGTCTCTTCTTTTTATTGAAACAGGAGAATTATTGTGGATGTCCTAGTTTTACCACACCCTCCAATCGGCCAGTATATTCTGTTTATCGACCGACTGGGGCAAGTTCTAGTTATGGAGACCCTTGCAATTCACAAATTAATGTAGCTCCAACAACTGAAATTCCTAAAACACTAATTCCGTTTTCAGACAGTAATTGGAGAAAAACACCAGAAACAGATTTTGGTAATAGTTGGGCCGCCGGGAGTGGATGTAGAGCACTTCCTTCATCTGTTCCTTTGGTCACCATGACCTCTCCTCCTCAAACCTGTTCATCGGTGTATCAACAATATCCGGGTACAATATTAACTAGTTACACGACACCTGTTCCATATGTTCAAAATTATGGAACATCTTCTTGCAATTTACAAACTGTAGCAACAAACCCTCTTCTTTCTGAACCTTTACCCCTTTGTGCTGTTAAAGTTGATAGTCCAAATGTGAATATATCAAGCGGGGGATGTTGCACTCAAAATCCAATTAAATCAATGGGGGTTTAACAACCAAATTAAAAACTTTCTCAAAACATTGTTGTTTTGAGAAAGGAACATTGAAAGTGGTACCAACAGGCGCGAAGCGCCTGTTGGCGCCGCCGAAGGCGGTACCGCCTGGTGCGGAGCGTTTGATGGTACCAACAGGCGCGAAGCGCCTGTTGGCGCCGCCGAAGGCGGTACGAGATAATTTTTGCTTAATTTTTTTCAAAACATTGTTTGAAAAAAAACGCGGTTACTTCTCTGATATAAACCTATTCCAAAAGAAATATCATGGGAGAATGAAATCTTGCATGTTCTCTTTAAAAATTCTTCAGAAGATAAAGGCATCACGATCCCCCTCTTTCTTCAGAGGAGGATCGCCGTCTTATTTTCTTGCGCCATCAAACGCTTCGCGTTTGATGGCGGTAGCCGCTTCGCGGCGCTCCACCTTTCGGGGGCAGATTTTTTTAAAGAGATCATGCAAGATTTCATTCTCTTATGATATTCCTTTGGGAATAGGGTTATATCAGAGAAATAACCGCGTTTTATTATAATTTGTTTGTTTTTAAATTAAAAATAAACAAATTTAAAAATGACTTGCGGAGCTAATATATTAATTATTTTAATTATTCTTTTAATTGTTTTTGGAATACTGTGGTTAATGCAGCAAAAACCAAAAGAGTTATATTATAACAGTTCTAACCCTTCGTATGCTTATGCTCAACTAAATACAGCATATAATCCGTATTTATATTCTCCTTCATTACAAAATAAATGTGGTTATGTTGTCGCCGCGCCCGTCGATGAGTGTAATGATTTAACACCCAGTATAAATCACTGCCTTCAGGGTCAAGGTCAAAGGCCCTGTATGACAAAGTCATGTGGCTCCAGAGGGTTGCAAGGAAGACCTATTGTATTTGATTATTCAAATATAACAGATTTTACTTGTTCAAAACGGGAACCTTCAAATATATATAATGATAAAGTCCAATGCGACGCACCTTCTCAAACGGTGTTGTGTTCTTTATAAAGGGTCCACAGAGGCGGGACCATCTCAGGTGATGGGCGTTCCGCGTCCACCAATGAATACTTCCATGTCCAATATATTTTGGAAATATAAAGCTTGATTTAAATATATGCAAAAGATATTAAAATGATCTATTTGGTTTTATTTTTACTCTTCGTGGCTATTTATTCAAGAACCGTTGATTGGAATAAAGTGTATAAAACAACTCTGTTTTATTTACAAGGGTTAGTAGGCCCCATGCCTACACTTTATATTTTAACATTTTGTTTGATCTTAAAACTAAGGGTTAACTTTTTTTGGAGGATGTTTAAAAATAATTCGTATTTTAAGAGATTTAAATTATATTGGAATAAAGTTGATCAATCTCCAAGTATATTAGATTTAGGTTCAAATAGGCGATTATTATCTTTTTATGATCATGGGTCTCTTGTTCATTTAATTATTAAACCCAATCCAGCCTTTCATAACATACAAGGTATTTATGATCACAAGTATAATTCGTGTATTACCGATGAGGTTTTACCTTATTTTGCTTATGTTCAAGACATGGTTATGCCTTCTGATATTGGTGAAAAAACAATTCGGATACATTATAAACACGGCAGCGATATTCTAGTTATTAAAGACAATGAGGTGAAATTAGTTCCATTTTCTCTTCTTCCGTCAGACGAAGGTGAAGGTTCATCTAATTCTGATGAAGAATCGATTAAGCCTGATGAAGAATCGATTAAGCCTGATGAAGAATCGGTTAAGCCTGATGAAGAATCGATTAAGCCTGATGAAGAATCGATTAAGCCTGATGAAGAATCGGTTAAGCCTGATGAAGAATCGGTTAAGCCTGATGAAGAATCGGTTAAGCCTGATGAAGAATTGAAACTGACAGGGTCGAAGGATCCGCCACCAGAGACGGCACCCCCACCAAGGGGGGAAGAACCCACACCTACACCCTTACCAAGAAAATATTTATGGTTGAAGGGTTAAACAACTGTTATATACAAAATATAATACTTTTGGATAATTACTTCTATGTAAACGTCTATTTTTTAATAAAATTAAAATAGGTATTTCGATTATCTAACGAATAATCGAAATAATTCATTGATCCATCTTCTGAGGTGGGTCTTCTATACCAATACTGACAAAATTTGAATTTAAAGACAGTTTGACTATACTATAAAATAAACACAATGGCTCTTTCAAACGGTCCTTTTACTGTTAAACTTGTTGATAACAAAGAACAAGATATTCTAATGAAAAAAGACGTGTTTTATTTAAATGATAAACAAGAATATGCAGTGTGTGTAACCAACAAAGACAGAAGCCTTCGAGCCGACGCAACCATTTATATTGATGGAAAGTATATGGGGCGTTTTAGACTCGAGACAAACCGTACTATTACAATTGAACGACCGGCTGACGACGACAAAGCCAGAAAATTCACTTTTCTTAAAATTGATTCTGTTGAAGGAAAAGCTGCTAAGGTTGATAAAGGTCCTTCTCCAGGAGAATTAAAAGTGATCATTCAACAAGAAAAACCATCACCTGTATATCACGTATATTCTTCTTCTCCTAGTCGTATTTGTATTGACGGAGCCATACCGCTGTTTTCTGGGCGTGACGTGCCTGATTTTGAAGACAGTGGCGAGGATGTATCGTTAGGAATGGAAGAATTCGATTGTGTTCAAACCGATTGTGCTCAAACCGATTGTGCTACCTCTTTTGGCGGCGGGCGTGGCACGCCCGCAAGTCTTAGCTCTGCAAGACGAGCCACTGGAGGAACTGCTTTAGGATCAGAATCCACTCAACAGTTTAGACGCGCATCTGAAATAACAACATCACAAGAATTCACACTTCTTGGGCACATGCAACTAAAGGAATATGTTGAATTGTAAGACCTTTCGATCCCGCCACCGAAGGTGGTAAAAGTTTTAAAATTTAATTCTAAACTTTCTAGAAAGTTTAGAATTATAAAAATATATTGTTTATTTTTCCCGTAGAAGGATTATTTTGTGTTTTGTGTTTTCGCCGCAGATTGCGATTGTTGTTTATGTTTAGGGTAGATTGTATACTTCCTATAACTTGAACTTTGCAAATATTTAGTAAATTTTTTAAGACCTTTAATCAAATCATCCACAGGATATAAAATTCTTTCTGTTGCCCACGCTGCAACCCTATGTTCTTGCTCTGGGGATAAAAGAGCGATAAATTTTTTTATATCTCGATTAGATTCATCCCACAGTTTCAATAATTCGATCTGGTCTTCTTCGTTGAAAATACCGAAATCTCGTTCATTAAACGCTTCGAGTTGTAAAAAAAAAGTATGCATCAAAATCATAACATCGTCCATTTTAACATTCGAAGAAAAATTTTTTGTTTGGTTGAATTTGTACCAAAAATGATTTTTTGGTACAAATTTTTATATATCTTATTTTAAAGCAAAGCAATATGTATTCAAAAACTGTAGGAATCGATAACTCTACAATGGTAAAAACTCGATTTCATGAAACGGATTGTAAAAATAAATCAAAAATTTCAAAAAATACAAATCCTAGATATAAAAACTTTGTTCAGGCTATTTTTACTGCAGGAGATGTAGAACAGTTTACTTCACAACGAATAAGAACTTCACTTAGACAACTGTCTCCTCCTCATATTTACCATGAAAACACGGCAATATCCACCCGTAGCACCTGCGGTGCCACCATCAAACGCGAAGCGTTTGATGGTAGTAGATGTGATGAGCTGCTAGGTTCGACGGTGGAACAGGGACCCGAGTTAAATGTTTTCAATAAACCTGAATCACGAGACGTATGTTTGTTAAAACATGTATGGGAAAAATATACCAATATTAATTCTGGTTCAGTGAACAATACGTTTAACTACTTATTTTATAAATTTAAAAAAGGAATTTTTGTAAGAATAGCTAATAATACGTTAGAATCGTTTATTCCATTTTCAAATGCAAATTATATTAATGAATTTAGTCATTTGATAAAAATAGACCCTCGATTTAAAACTCCAGAAGATTTTTTTTCGTATATTTCTGCGCTTCAAAATTACAAACAAACACAGCAAGTTAAACCTTTAAACGAATGGTATGCTAACAATTCACTGATTCGATATGATACATCAGAAGGAGATCATAATTTATTAATACTATATGATTTATTAATAACACTCTGTAAGTCTAGAACTCTCCCAGATATAGAATTTTTTATAAACAGGCGTGACTTTCCGTTAATGAAAGTTAACGAAACAGAGCCTTATGATCAAATTTTTGGAAAAAACACGCCTTTGGTATCGCATAAATATTCAAAGTATGCACCGGTAATCTCTTTTTCGTCTAATTCTGAATTTGCAGATATTTTAATGCCAACGTATGAAGATTGGGCAAGATCTATTTATCAAGAAACGAACCATGTTTTTCCTCACGAATGTAGAGTGTATCCCGAAGTAGTTCAAACAGCGTGGCAAACAAAAATTAAAAAGGCTGTTTTTAGAGGGTCTTCCACGGGTGAGGGGGTTAGCAACGGTCACGATGAGAAACCTGGACCGGTTAACACCCGGCTTGCTCTTTATTATTTAGCCCAACAAAGGGCTGGATTGTATGAACCTTCGGGTAAAGAACAGGTGGTACCGCCTTCGGCGGCGCCAACAGGCGCTTCGCGCCTGTTGGTAGACGTTGGAATAACAAAATGGAATCTACGTCCGCGTAAATTAGAAAGTTCACCTTATTTACAAACAATTACATTTTCAGATGAACAATATCCTCCCCAAAGGCAAGGGTCGTTATCAAAAAATAAATACCGCCGTGCAACATCCTTATCTTTACAAGAACAAAGTCGTTATAAATATATTATCAACGTAGAAGGTAATGTAGCAGCATATCGTTTATCATATGAACTTTCTGCCGGGTCTGTTATTTTGTTAGTAAACTCAAAATGGAAAATGTGGTATTATGATTTATTAAAACCATATAAACATTATATTCCGGTTCATCAAGATTTGAGTGATTTATTCACCCAAATTAAATGGTGTCAAGACCACGATGATTTATGTGCACAAATCGCCGTCAATGCTAAACGATTTTACGATAAATATCTAAGTTCGGATTCAATTTTAGATTTTTGGCAAATTAGGTTATGGGATTTGTATAGTTTTACAGGAAGTTATGATTATCTTCCTGATTTAATCAAAGAGGGGGTATTAGACGAATTTAAAAAACTGAAAGAAACTTTACCTGGTTATACTGATACATCAGACATTTTATGTGGTGGTGTTTCCATTCCATCAAAATTAAATGTGAATAAATTTGAACATCAAGGGGGAGAACAAACAATTTATAATTTACAAAATTTTATTATTGCCGAAAACAATACTCCCCTTTTTAGGTGTATCGGGCTGTTAGATGGACTGTGGAAAGTGTTTAGAACTTCTCAACATAATTTACGTCGAGTTTCCGAAAAATTTAAATCAGCAAACAGCTCAATTGCATTATATATATTACACGGGTTTAAACTAGTAGCAAAAACGGCTAACAATGAATCTAAACGATTAGAAAATATACACGAAAATTTTCTAGGATTAAACGCAATCAATCAATTAGCATCAAAACTTCCTAATTTTTGTTATATTTTTGGGTCCTTAAACGACCACCCTAATACAATTTTTATTGAATATGTACCGGGTCTTACTCTTTTTGATTGGTTAAAATCGCCACAATATAACTTTAAACAATTATTAATGATTATGACTCAACTTAATTTAGCAATATATGTAGCTCAAAATTATAACGGATTTGTTCATAATGACACACATCCATGGAATATAATTTTACATGATATTAAAAACTCTAAAGATATCAAATTTAAAGATCCATTACAACCAATTTCTTACTTCATTGATACTTCTACTGTTTTGGCCGTAGAATCAGATTTAATTCCTGTATTAATAGATTATGGAAAGGCGCGTGCAATTGTTTATGATGAAAAATGGGGGCTTATAGACCATTCTGTCGCTAACAAGTTTAAACATGGTCAATTGCAAGATACATTAACTTTGTTATATAGTGTTTTAAATGTTTTGCTAAAAGAAAAACGTTTAAGTTCGGCCGAAAAAGCTTTATTGGAATTTCCCAAAACTTTAGGCCTACCAGATTATGAAAATATTAAACGATGGGCTAAATATGGTGCTTTGTTTACTTTTACATCTACGCCAGACGCTCCCAAATTACGAAATGGATTATATTCAACACCTAAACAGTTTATAGATTTTTTATTATTATCTACGTCAATATCACCCACAGATAAACCAAAAATTGCTCGACAAAATATTAAAATTAATCCGTTTCGATATAAGATGCAGGAAGGAATTAACCCTATTTTTGTAGAAACATTTCTACAAACAGGAGATAAAGTAGCTGCATTGCAAAATGTTATCAAATCTATTAACAAGTCAAGACATATTCTATTATCACCTTTTATGTATAAAATACACCAAGGGATTCTTACTAAACGATTAGAATGGTTGATGACAGAGTTTAACAAACCAAAATGTCCGGCGTTTTTAAAACGCCAATGGGATATTGTCACGTATCCTTTGGTTTCACAAAAGGGACAATTAAGACCAGGAAGTATAGACGGCCCGGTTTTTGATGTAGACGTTCCCAATGAATTATGGTTTGACGAAAATATTACATTACAAGAGTTGAAAGAGTTTAAATTAAAGTTAAACCCAAGTATAAATTGGATAGAAGTTGTTGATGTTTTAACTGATGCATTTTTATTCCAATTTACTCCGTTGAATCAATCGTGTTTAAACCTATGTAATATAAACAGGTTTGAAATGTTTAATAAAATTGCAAGCCATCATACTGTAAATAAATTATTAGACACTTACCACTAAACGCTTCGGGCGGGGCCTTGATCAATAATTCATGTAAATAATCTACCACCAAACGCGAAAGCGTTTGGTACCGGCACCCGTGGTG